ATAAAATCTCTAATGGTGTAAAAAGTGTTGAATATACTGTTTCGATTCAACTGGGGCTTGTACTATAATGGCTATCGATATTCGTGCAAATGTCACCTGCTCGCTTGGTACGATTATCAGCGGAAGTGTCAGCGATGACTACGTCCAAGGGAATGGCCTAGTAAGAACAACTGGAGAAGTTCAAATAGATGGACTGATCACTCCAGCGATTGGAACACCAGTTATTTTTTATTATAACAAAGGAGGTGTTACTCGCAGCATTCCAAGAAAACTACGAGTGCTTTCCAGTTTTGCTGATCCATTTCGAAGAACAACTCGAATTGAACTTGGGTGCAAGCTTACCTATCTCAGCGATCTGAGAGAGTCGCTTGCATGGAATGCTTTTGACGACCCTGAAAACAGCTCGTACACCTCTGACGATAGTCGAATTATTGTCATTCCAATTTATGCATCCAGTGTCATGACATACTGCTTGCAAAAACTTGGACTTACTGCTAGCAGTATTCCTTTGACAAATAAATTCAGTATTCCTGAATTTGATTACAGTAGTGGATACGTAGATGTCTTAGGTGATCTACTGATATCCGAGTCCTATTTTGGGTATCTTGATACAAACGAAGTTCTTCAAATAAGATCTCTTGCTGTAGACGCTGGCATTGGACCTGTTTATAGTAATTCTGACATTATTGATATCAGTCAAATAAACTCTGGCGAACTACCGGGCGAGGCTGTAACTGTCAGCTATAGCACTCTTAGGCTTAAGTCGACAAATGATGAGAACAGTCCGGAGCCAGTTCCACTGGAGCCGCAGGAGGAGGTAGATATTCAGGAGCGTTTCTGGGAATTCAATAGGGTAATTGCTGGGCCAAACTATTACACAGTTGGAAATCTTGTTTATAGTGGTACAGAAGTAACCGAAACTTACACAACTTATGAGCGTATAAACAAATCAGACGTTCCTGTATTGAGAATAACGAAAGAATTTGGCAGGCCAGAGAAGATTTATGGCAGCATCGGCACTCAATTTGAAAAAATCAAAAGCGTCAACCTCCTTGGTGAGCTACCCAAAGGATTTACACTTTTAAGAGAGGAATCTGAAACAACTGAATACGACTATCTTGGAGAGAAAACTAGAACTAGGACAATTGTTTATGAGCCAGTACTTGCCATTGTTGGCTCTCTTGATCTAGAGTATGTTTATACTGAAAAAATTGACAACGTATATGTCACGTATGGCTATAGCCCTTCAAGTGGAAATTTTATGGGGCTTATTCCAACCTCTGAAGTGGTGTCGGTTTTTAGTAAATCTGGAAACTTTCAGCAGCAAATTACTTCTGAATATAAACTATGGCCATATACTATTCCAGGCCAGCAAAGTATTGCAGCTAGTAAAGATTTACTGAGAACAATAGGCGCAGTTAGAGGTGTCATTGAGGTTGCCATCAACTCTGGTACTGTGCACGCTCGCACTACTGCTACTATCAATGAAGTTGGCGAGGTTCCAAAACGTCCAGACAATTTGCTAAATGGGGCTTACAACAAAGACCAAAATGCAAACAGTGGCAACAACTGGAGGGTGGAAAATGTTGCTGAACTTAGTTTAGCTCTTGGTAGTGCTACTGCACAGCGAAGAATTGAGCTGTCAATGCCGCATGCGCCAGATGATACATTTTTCAAAGTCATGGCTGGCGGAACTGCTCTGTATTACTCTGTCCGCAGTGATGCGGCAGCAAAAGCAGTTCTTTTTGGTCGAATTCAAAACAAACTTCTTCTTGGTAATCGAAATGGAATGAGCTTACAGCTTGCCCCCGAAAGGCTGCCCAGCGAGCCATTTGCACCGATGTATATTCAGGCTAATGGGCTGACTGCTTTATACAGGGCAAACGGCAACCAATGGGCTTTTGACAGCAATGGTATCGTTTGTTCGACCGATGCTTTGTTTTGGGCTGCGGTTGGTGGAACTGGTGACTTCTGGTTTCCAGTCGCCCCAGGAATCGTTACATTGCCAGAGACTCCACCTATCGTTGACGGAGAGATGGAGCCTCCGGTTGTAATTCTTCCATACAATGAAACCGTAATATGTCATGCTACCGTTAGAAGTGAAGTCAGCGTAAGAGCAATCAGCTATGACTTGAATTTACTGACTGAAGTTCCTCCTTTACAGGTGAATACCAAGATTGAAATTGAAAGCATTTTCCCCGCTGCCGCAAGCACCTTCGCCTTGAGTGGTAAAGATGCTACACTTAAGATTGTGTCAAGCGTGCTGCCAAGTCTTGTTGGAGCATTCTCTCTTGGACAGACAGAGGCCCTGTTCTACCCCGCTGTGATGACTTCTGACACGGGATCCTTTGCGTTAATAGGAAAAGACGTTGTGTTCGATATTCCTTTTGGAATCTTCACTGGGACCGCAGCCCCGTCCCTTGGATCGACTGGAATTCCGAGCTATCAGTATGCCGTGGATGCTGGCTGGACATGGCTTGAATACAATCAAGATATCGATGATGGTGTTACAAACATTTATACCTTACCATTCCCAATTACAATTGACTCTGTCGCAAATAGCTATCTTCTTTCGGTGAGCACCAACACATACGTTACATTTGATGCTTATTCATCAGAGGGAACTGGATTGTCTGAGTCCTATCCTCCGCTTCCAAAAATATTCCTTGGAGCAGATGACAACTCAATGCAAGCAGTTCTGAAAAAGACAACAACTGCAAGAGACGGAAGTGATGTCATTCGACTCAGGTACGAAGGCACTGCTGCCGCATCCGGAACTCCTGGCTCTCCGAATATTGTTTTTGAAATTTCCTTCTATGAACCAAGGCTTAATGGTGAGCAATGGATTGAGGTCAGGGTTGGAGTTCACGCCAGAACAGGAGGCCTTTTCATGCTCGCAAGTGAAAGTACAAGTTACGTATCTTCGACAATTGAAGCAAATAGCAGTTGGGTCTTCGTCGGCAATAGCACTGGGACTGCCTGGACACTGACCCCTAATAGGTACATCCCATAGGTAAACTACCTCAAAAGATTTGCCAAGATGGCTAGTTTCCAAAAATTTAACGCTTTCGTCGAGGCGTTGGCAGAAAAAAAACATAATCTTGGAGCAGATACGCTAAAGGTTTATCTGACCAATACAACTCCTTCTGCCAGCTCTCATGCTGTCAAGGCAGATTTGGCTGAAATTGCAACTGGGTTGAATGGCTATACTGTTGGTGGAAATGCTTGCACAATTACCTCTTCACAGCAGACCTCCGGCACATACAAGTTAGTACTTGGAGATCCAGCAACTTGGACTAGCACCGGAACTTTAGGTCCTTTTCGCTGGGTGGTTCTTTACAATGATACAGCCACGAATGATGACTTGATCGGCTACTGGGACTACGGATCCGTTGTGACTCTTGCAAACGGAGAAACCTTCAAAGTTGATTTTGATCCCACTACTGGTGTCTTGACACTCGCTTGACCTATGGCTATCACTTCTAATATCAGTCAAAAGGAGCTCAAAAGGCTTGCAGGGCTTGCTTATGAAGGGGAAACCCTCAAGGTAATGCTTTGTGAGATTGGCAGTAGCAATTACACGGCTGAAAGTACTGTTGCAAACTGGCAAAGCATCGAAAAATCTGGAAATGGATATGCTCGCTACTCTGAGGTAATTTCTACTGTTGCCTATGATGCGGTTGATTCTCGATACGAGATGCCAGCTATTGATGCTGCATTTACAGCTACTGGAACTGGTTACACTTACGATCGCATCATCACCTACATTGATGGCGAAACATACATTCATAGCATGATTCAAGAATCTCCAAATATTACATTATCCCCAGATCAGACTCAGACTTACAGAATCCAGTTGATTACAAACGATTGATATCTATTTACAGCAATGGATATCAACATCAGCATCGTTGAAGATCCTCTTTTTCAAAAAATAAAGCAGCAGCAAGAATCTGCAAGAGGCACGAGACTTGAAAACGAAAAAAGAGAGAAAGCTGGGAGAGAAGGCAAAAAGAAAAGAAAGGAACGTCTTGAACGCGAGAATAAAAATATAGACGAAAAGCCTCGAATTGGATCTACTTCACGACTTAGAGGAGTTGAACCAGAGCCAGCGGCAAGATCTTATGCAAAAAGGGAGGTTAGTTATGGCTTTACTGAGCCCAGTAGATCTTATGGAAATCAAAAATGGATCGATGAGCACACCTCAAGTCCACCTTTGTCTGGATCTTGGCTGTTAATGTCAGAAGTTGAAAATCCGTTATGGTATTTTGAAGGAAATCCAGAAGATAACGACATCAGCATTGTCAGGTTTGACACAGTGACGCCGGATTTTTGTGGAGGATCAGATCCGTCTCTCGTGCCTGTTTTTGCCTCGGCATCTATAGAAATAGAAACAGGTTTTTCAGAGTTTTTGCATATTAGAATTAGCGCAGCACTTGGCTTTGACGCAATCAGTATCGAGATGGGAAATATTCTCTACAAAGATCCGATAACAAATTCACCTATCGGAGGAGGCTCTTTGAATGTCCAGGCATATCCAGAGCTCATACCACCATTTGAAAATTGTTCCACCGCTACGAAGGCCATCTTTTCCCCTTCAAAGCAGGTAAATATAGGTAGCTGGACTAATTATGGCAGCTTTGGAGTTCTCGTGTTTCAGCTAGAAAAGGGAAAGAATGAAACAGCTTTTTTCTGGAATCAAGGTCTGGTTCAAACAATTGGTGGATACATGGAACTTGAATTTCACTTTTCCGCAAGTGGAAGCCCTTACTGGACCTCTTAAGATAGTGCACAAAACGGGAATTCTATCAAGAGGATTTGGCAGAATTCCATGGAACAGTCCAAGTTACTTGATCACGTAAAGCTTCTTCAAGTTGTTTCTCGCAGTGTTCAGTTAGGACGAGAAAAAGACAGCAAATTGATTCAAAGAATTGTCAACAAGTAAGTTTTACTTACAGGTTGGCATACTACCACGCACATATAGGGCGTGATGCCCTGATACATAATGTCCACTGAAGGTCAATCCCTGGCAGCCGAGACGGCCGCTACTGGCAACAACGCCAACGAGCAATCGCTCAGTCAGGAAAATCTTAACTCTGACTTGATTCCTAAGGCGGAAGTTGACAACCTGCTCAAGGCACTGAAGGCAGAACGGGAGTCTCGCAAGACCTACGAGAAGGAGCTTCGCGAGAAGGCTGCTCAGCTTGAAAAGTTTGCAGAGATCAACCCCAACGAATACCGACGGCTGCAAGAGGAAGCTGCAATTGCCGAGCGGGAACGTCTTGCTGCAGAGGAGCGCACCTCTCTTCTTGAAGAGAAGTATGGAGCTCAGGCTGCTGCCGCAAACAAGAAGGCCGAGCAGTTCCAGGTTGAACTGAGCGAGTTCCGTAAGCGGTACGCCCTGGAAAAGGTCTTCTTCTCCGCTGGTGGCCGCACCGACGCTGCTGATGGCGTGTCGTTCTTCGACATGCTTGCCGATCGCCTTGGCGGCAGCTTTCGACTGGAGCCCAATGGCACCGTGACCGTCATCGACAGTAACGGCGATCCTATTCTGGATCAGGACACTGGCAAGCGCATTGCTCCAGAGGAGTACCTTGGAACCTTCAAGAGTCATCCGATCTACGGGACCTTCTTCCGTGGGGCGAAGGGCTCAGGCGCTGGTCTTGGCTTCGGTGGCACTGACAGCAGTGGCTTGACCGTTGAAGACCTGAGCAGTCTTTCGTCTGAAGGCCTGTTTGAACGTGCTTTTGGTTGACGCTGTTTCGAGACTTACCGGGAGGGGCTTGACCCCTCTTTTTTTTGTCAATCAATAGTTAGTACTCGGATTTCTAATAAACGTCAAATATTCGGATTGCTGATAAAGAAAGCATGCTGACTTGGAACACTAAAGCTGAAGAAGATACCCTGCAATACCTCAGTCGAGACGACAACGGTAGAAGGGTGTCGAACTGGAACTCTGTGTGAGACAGATCCGGTAAATCACCCATCTTTCCTGTCTGCAATCTAGGTATTTATCATGGGACTTAGTCTCGTTGAGGCCAAAAAGCATAGTCGCAATCCCCAGGAACTTGCGATTATCACCGAGCTTTCCGCCGGTCCTCTGACCAGCACCCTCCCCTTCCGCGAAGTTCAAGGCTCTGGCCTGTTCTACAAGCGTGAAGAGACCCTTGGCGACGTCGGCTTCCGCTCTTTCAACGACTCCTACGGCGAAAGCTATGCTGAGGTTCGTCAGTACAGCGAAGCCCTGAAGCTGTTCGGTGGCGACATCCGTGTCGACCGCGCCATCGTTGAACTGGAAGGCCCCCAGGCTCGTGCCTATCAGGTGCAAGCCAAGGTCCGTGCAATGCGCCTGGCTTTCGAAGGCCTGTTCCTGAACGGCGACAGCAACAGCACCGCTGCTGAGTTTGACGGCCTGAGCGTCCGCCTGCCCGCCTCTCAGGCTGGTACCAACTCCCAGGTTATCAAGAACGCTGTCAGCGCTGCCGCTCTTGACCTGAACAAGCTCGATGAAGTCATCGACGCCGTGGACGCCCAGGGTGGTCAGAAGTACCTGATCATGTCGAAGTCCGCTCGTCGTCACCTGAGTGCCGTGGCTCGCGCCAGCAACCAGATCGACATCATGCGCTCTGAGTTCGGCGGCCAGCAACTCGTGTACGGCGGCCTGCCCGTGCTTGAGATCGATCGCGACCACAAGAACGTTGCGATCCTGGATGGCACCCCTGCCGATCAGTCCATCTACGTGGTTTCGTTCGGCAACGACCACCTGACCGGCATCCAGAACGGCGGTCCTCAGGTCCGTGACCTGGGTGAGGCCACCGACTCCCCCACCCTGGTGACCCGCATCGAGTGGTACGGCAGTATCGCCCTGGTTAACGGCCGCGCCGCTGCTCGCCTGACCAACGTCGACGCCACCGACAACGCCTGATCCTCTTAAGGGATACTCGTTGCCCCCGCCTAACGGTGGGGGTTTTTTATTGGTCGCTATAATGACCGGGAAAACTAGCAAGTCGCATTTACAACAATGATCTACTCGTCAACCGATATTTACCGGACACTGGTTGGTGACGTAATCATTGGATCTAGTGCTGACATCAAGATTGCAGAAGGTCGTCCATCTCTCGAACCACAGGATGGAATTGTTATCTACGTTTCGAGATACCCAGAGGCAGAAGAATTTGAGGCGAAGTGGCATATCTGGATTGTTGACTACGACAACGAACCTCTTGATCTTGTAGTTGAGCAATTTCGCAGGATTTTCCCATCGTTTGCCATAGTCGAAGACGGGGTTGTCATCCATGGTACCATAACTGAGGTCAAAACGAGCCAGACAGAGGTCACGCCTGCCCCTCCAAGCCAGTCATCGGTCACTTCATACCTTGACCAATTAAAGCAGCGTTTTCAGGAGCTTGAAAGGTCAATTCAGGATCAGTTGCTGCTCGCTCAGCCTGGCCTCCCAGGTCTCGACGGCATGGCTGGACAGGATGGCCGTGATGGCGAGGACGGCCGGGATGGCGAAGATGGCCGTGACGGCGAGGACATGGTCGCAACAGATGCAGAGCTCGGCGACCTGAAGAATGTCCAAGTCGAGGACGCCAAGAAAGACCAAGTTTTGACGTTTGATGGCAGGAACTGGATTTCAAGGTTTGTAAGTCAGCGCTACTCATCAAATGGCGGCGTTACAAAAAATGAAGTTGACACACTGGTTGGCTTGACAGAACGTGGTGAGCCAATGGGGCACACCGATAAAGCCGAAAGCGTCATGACCTTTGATGACGCAACACGCACCTTTACGATTGCACCAGTTGACAAGCTATTTAGGGTGTGGGTCAAGGGCAAGCGATACGTGATTCGCCAGTCAATGAGTGTTCAGATTCCTGACGAGACAGGGCTATACTTCATCTACTTTGGCGAAGGTGGTGTACTTGGTTTTCAAGAAGACTACTTCTACTGGGACAGCGAAGCGCCTACTGCATATGTGTACTGGGATGCCGATGCCAATGTCTGCCCTTATTTCGCGGAAGAACGTCACGGAATTGTCCTTGACTGGCAGACCCACGAGTACCTGCATCGCACAAGGGGGTCGGCGATTGCTAGCGGCTTTGATATCTCAAATTACGTGATCAAGGGCAGTGGAACGCTCAACTCTAGCGCTCAATTTGATCTAAGTGGTGGAACCTTCTTCGACGAAGACCTGAAGATCATTATCACACACTCAGCCACCCCAGTTGCTAATAGTTTCCAGCAAGACCTGCAAGGGCCAGCTCGACTGCCAATTCTGTATAAAGTTGGAGACACGTGGAAGATCGACGCCGCAACTGATTTTCCAGTAAAAACAGGACCCAATCATCCTTACTACAACAAGAACACTAATGGAGTCTGGTCTATTGCTGAACTTGCCACTAATAAGTATGTGAATTACTACGTTATTGCTACGAACAACTTAAGGGCTCCCATTATTTCCTTGATGGGGCAGGTCGAGTACGCTAATGAAAATCTAGCACAAGCTGAGCTCTTTTCTGCTTTGCACTTGAGCGGCTTCCCCTCCAGGGAATTTCGTTTTCTTTACAAAATTACCTATCGAAATGGTAACTACACCAATACTCCCAAGGCAGTTGTTGACAACATCCAGGATGTCAGGCAGTACGAATACATTCCATTCTCTGTTTTTGTTTGATAACGACTTGGAAAACTAACCTAGCCCGCAGAGGCAACTTGAAACCGGCCAAGTACGATCTACCGATTTACCAGCGTGCGTCCTTCCGGCGTCGCTTCAAGTTGCCATTTAACTGCCTCGGACATGAAGTAGAAGCTCAGGTCTGGTCAGCTCGAAGGGTAACGAAGCTTCTTCAATTTACAATTGAGTGGGTCGACAGGGAAGAAGGAGAATTCGACTTGGTTGCAGACTTCAGTGACACAAGGAGTGTTACGAAGAATGGGGAATGGGACCTGATGGTCATCTACCCAAGTGGTGAAAGGTTCTACTGGGTAGAAGGCGCAACGATCTTTGACCCTGGATATACTGAGGCAAATTAGCCTTTACGGAATACTGTAAATAGGCTCTCAGTCAACTGCTGCCATCATGGCGGACCAGGCTATTATTCAAGTTGTTGAAAATGAAGCTCAAGTAATTGAGACGAATTCTCAGCAAGTAATTATAAATCTAACAGAAGAAAACGAAGTTCAAATTATTGAACTTGAAACCGAGCCTGTTGTAGAGTTTCTTGAAATTGGTGTAGTTGGACCCCAAGGGGCGATCGGACCCGAGGGGCCAATGGGGCCTCCAGGGCAGACAGTTTCGCTCTTGAGTGAACTAGATGATGTCGATGTGATTAGCCGCACCGACGGCAGCGTTTTCTACTTTGACGCTGCTCGGAACAAGTTCATCGCTGACTCCATCGAGACCAAGATTACCCTCACTGACGGAGGCAACTTTTAATCATGGCAAACACTGTACGGATCAAGCGCCGGACCAATGGTGCTTCTGGCTCTCCGGCTAGCCTCGCGAATGCTGAACTTGCATACAACGAGGTAGATGACATCCTTTACTACGGTAAGGGCACTGGTGGAGTTGGCGGCACTGCGACCACAATTCCGGCAATTGGTGGGCCTGGAGCCTATCTGACGCTTACCACGGCTCAAACCGTCAGTGGAAATAAGACATTTACTGGTTCCGTTGACCTGACTGGCGCCACGGCTACGGCGAACACTCAGCTTACGGCGGACAACAGCACGAAGGTTGCAACCACAGCCTTTGTTAAGGGTCAGAACTACCTTACTGGCAACCAAAATATCAGCTTTAGTGGCGACGCCTCTGGCTCTGGGGCGACTTCCGTCACGTTGACCCTGGCCAGCGTTGGCACGTCTGGAACCTATACCAAGGTAACCACTGATGCGAAGGGTCGTGTTACCAGTGGCACCACGCTGTCGGCAAGTGATGTCCCAACGCTGACTGCCAGCAAGATCAGCGACTTTGACACTCAGGTTCGCACAAGCCGTCTGGATCAGATGGCTGCTCCAACCAATATTGTGTCGTACAACGGCCAGCGCATCACAGATGTTGGCACCCCGCTGCTTGCAACTGACGCAGCGAACAAGGCCTACGCAGACTCGATTGCTCAGAGCCTCAATGTTCATGGTTCTGTCAATTATGCCACAACCAGCTCGGTTTCGTACACCTATGCGTCTGGCGGCACCGCGCTAACGATTACGACGATTACTGGTACTGACACGATTACCTTTGGTGCCAACCATAATCTAAGTCTTAATTCTCAGGTCCGAACTGGTGACACCACAACCGGGACTGGGCTGACTGCAAACACGACCTACTACGTCACCACTATCCCGGCGACCAATCAGGTTAAACTGTCTTCTACGTTTGGTGGCGCCAATGCCACTCTGACGAATGGAAGCAGCCTGAGCATTGGAGTTACTGGTGACCCTGGGGTAGACGCCACTCTGTCTAGTTGTCCAAATACGGTTGACAGTGGTTCCACTCTGACAATTGGTCAGCGCATCCTGGTTAAAGATCACGCTACCGCTGCCTACAATGGCGTGTACTCGGTCACCACGGTTGGCACTGGAGCCAATGGTGTCTGGGCAAGGGCGACTGACTTCGACAACGGACCCACTGGCGAAATCAGCGGTGGCGACTACATCTTCGTTGCGTCAGGCACGACTAACGGCAGCAACGGCTTCGTCCAGACGGCTCCGTCGCCCATTCGCATGGGCCGATCCGGGGCTGGCTACACGACGTTCACTGGAGACTCGATCAGCTTTACTCAGTTCTCTGGTGCAGGCCAGATCACCGCAGGGGCTGGTTTAACGAAGTCTGGCAACACACTGGATGCGGTTGGTACGTCCAATCGCATTACCGTCAACGCCGACTCGATTGATATTGCGTCCACCTACGTTGGTCAGTCGTCAATCACGACGCTTGGTACCATCGATACTGGGACGTGGAATGGCACTGTAATCAGCCCAACCTATGGCGGCACTGGTGTCAACAATGGCTCCAGCACGATTACAATTGGAGGCAACGTTACCCTTTCCGGGGCATTTACCACCACAGTAACCGTTACGGGGACAACTTCGGTCACGCTGCCTACAAGCGGCACCCTGGTCAATACTTCTGTCACAACTCTTAGCAGCCTGGCTTCAATTGGGACCGTTACGACTGGTGCCTGGAATGGCAGTACAATCGGCGTCTCCTATGGCGGAACTGGAGCAACTACGCTTACTGGTATCCTGAAAGGGAATGGCACAAGTGCCTTCACTGCTGCTGTTGATGGCACGGATTACCTGAGCCCCAGCGCAACCATTGACGGCGGCACCTTCTAAGGGATCACGTCATCTGTCCGCCTTTATAGGCATCTTGGGACTGGCACATGCCAAATGTAATTAAGATTAAGCGATCTGCTGTCGCCAGTAAGGTTCCAGTAACTGGCGACCTGCAGTTGGGTGAACTTGCTATCAATACTTTTGATGGCAAATTATACACAAAAAAAGACAACGGCACCGCAAGCATTGTTGAGATTGGCGGAGGCGGCAGTGGAAGCGGCCTGTCGCAATTTGTTGAATCAGAAAGCACAGCAGCTCCAAATGCTACTGTTCCAGTAGATGCGCTAACGGCAACGGACGCGGCATACACAAACATTGACGTAGCATTTGTTGCAAAAGGCAGTGGCGCGACGCTTGCTCAAATTCCAGATAGCACAGCTACTGGTGGAGATAAGCGTGGCACTTACGTAACTGATTTTCAGAAAACACGCACTGTATCAACTCAGGTTGCCAGTGGCAATTACTCTATTATCGTAGGTGGCTCTGAAAACACTGCAAGCAGTGGCTATGCTGCTGTTGTTGGTGGATCTGGGAACAGCGTATCTGGTATATATTCCTTTATTGGAACAGGGAACAATAACTCCAATTCCGCATCGTACAGTTCCATCTCTAGTGGATCTTCCAACTCTATTACGTCAACTCATAGCTTTATTGGTAGCGGAACAACAAATACTGTAACTGGATCTACTGCTGTTATCTGTGGAGGAGAAGCAAATGTTGCCAGCGGTTCGTGGTCTTTCGTTAGTGGTGGAGTCTATGGGACGACCAGAACAGTCACTGGCTACCATGTTTTTCCAGCATGCAACTCGCCAATCGCACAAAAAGCTGGAGCAAGTCAGGCTGGCCTGCTTATTCTTGGCCGTCAAACAATTAACGCGACAGTAACTACCCTAACTTCTGATTCAAATAGCGCATGGGCATTTAATCAAGTCGTGTTGCCTCAGAACTCTGCTTACGTATTTAAGGGTACAGTTGTCGGAGCGGTTACAGGAGGTGGAGCTGCTTCTGGCTGGGAATTTAGCGGCGTAATCAAGCGTGGATCTGGAGCTGGTACTACTGCAATTGTTGGAAGTGTCGTTAAGAATAGAATTGCATACGATTCTGGTGCGCTGGACTGGGACGTAAATTTTACTGCTGATACTACAATTGGCTCACTCAAGGTGCAAGTAACTGGCGCTGCTTCTACGACGATTCGCTGGGTATGCAAAATTGAAACCACTGAAATGACATACTGACGACTTCTTTTTCATTTCAAAAACAGGAAAGCTATACCGACAAGCCATTCTGGTTTCGATGCCAATCAACACGAACCACCAGACAGAGGATCTGGTAGCAACTGGTGGAAATGGAAACCTGGTTGGATTCACCGTCGGCTCCGGATCCAATGGAGTGTTTCTAGAGAATGGTCAAACAGTTGCTGAAAATTATACAATCTCTACCGATAAGAATGCTATCTCTGCTGGGCCGATTACAGTCAACTCAGGCATCACGGTAACCATCCCTTCTGGCTCGACTTGGTCAATTGTTTAAGATGATGAATTTCAACCCTAAAGTGAAACACCGGAGGTCAATCTGATGCCGATGTCATTTTCCGGAGACGGAACGATTACCGGCCTTGTCGCAGGCGGTTTGCCCGATAGCGTGATAGTCACAAACGATATTGTCAACGCGGCAGTGACCACGGCGAAACTGGGTGCCAACTCGGTTACAACTAACGAGATTGTTAACGGGGCAGTTACCACCGCCAAACTTGGCAGCGGTGAGGCCAGCGGCCTTGCAAAGGCCTGGGTCAACTTCAACGGGACCGGCACTGTAGCGATCCGCGCCAGCTATAACGTCAGCTCGATCACTGATAACGGGGTGGGTGACTATACGGTGAACTTTACGACGGCGATGGCGGATGCGAATTATGCAACCATCGGGAGCGCTGGGGATGCGCCGGCGAACATGTTTGCCGTGATGCCAAACTATGCTTCACAAACAGGCTCGCAGAGGGTCAACATCTGCTATCAAAACTCGACTGTTTATGATGTCAGCAAAATAAACGTTGCCTTCTTCCGCTGACCCATCATGAACAACCCTCGCATCCTCTACCCAACCCCCGACGGCGGCATTGCCATCATCATCCCCACTGGTGAACTCCCCATTGAGGAGGTCGCCGCTAAGGACGTTCCCGCTGGCCTGCCCTACACCATCGTGGACGCCACCGAGATCCCCGAAGATCGCACCTTCCGCGCAGCCTGGGAGTACCAGCCATGAGCATCATCATCAACCTCGACAAGGCCAAGGCCATCGGCCACGACATGCGCCGCCAGCAACGTGCTGCAGAGTTCGCCCCACTGGATCAACAGATCGCT